CGAATTTTCATTCTTGCGGTGTAATTACTGGAGAGATCAATTACCGCTCCATTATTGTCTTTATACGAAATCTTGAGAGAGAATGTAGCTCCCTGCTCAATCGTAATATCGTATTTGCCTGCTGCCATTAATAATATCCTTGGCCTTGAAGGAGCCCTTTTTTCTTGGACTTATGCTTCTTTGCTAGTTTCTTTGCCACGTCTGGTTTATTTGCGTATAAGTATTTACGTTGTTTATCCGATACAAAGGGCACTACAGGCTCCTGTTAACCCTGAACCCACTCTGGTTGCGACCTTCTGAAAGTGCTCCAGATGTCATACCTTCCATGTATCTGGCCTGATTGGCCTGTTCCATAAATTTACCTCGGTACAAAGTTGACTTCTCAGCATTCTGTAGCTTTGATTCCTTCAACCATGCCCGCTCCAATGCACCATAAACAACAGCCTCGTGCCAGTATGAATTCACAGTCGGCGTTGCCGTGTCAGACGACAGTCCACTGACTATTGGCACCCCTCGTATTGTCAGAGTATGAAATACTTTAGTTGTTGCATCCTTGTCTACATACAGATCCTTGTCTTCCTTCGGGAGTGGATAAATCCTGAATGTATCCGCAGTCCGGTTATTGAAAACAATTGCTTCAATCGGGCCGGTCTGGCCACGCCACTTTGGTGTATTATCTATAGTTGTTATCGCGGAAGAGAAAGCGTTGGGGTGAAACCCCATGGAAGACTCAAGCATGAAGTAGCGATAGCCTCGTGAAGACGCGGCCGCATTTAGCTCAGACTCTGTGTAAATTGAAAGCTCCCTGCCATCAATGCTTGCTGAGACTATTTCTGCAATTGTACTGGGCTTGGTGTAAACCGGCCCAATTCTCACGGAAGCAACTGATGAATCAGTAACCGCATTGCCAAAATTAACTTTGTAGGTGACTGTTGTTGTGGAGGGAACAAGAATATTAAACGACCCGTTGTATTCAGTAGGACTTGCTCCTGAAACGACAACGGCGTCATTGGCACTGTAACCGTGTGCACTACCGTAAGTAATGGTGGCAGTTTTCCCGTCCACGGTTAAAGTGCCTGCTTTTGAGGCTTCCCCCAGAGTAGCTGTCCCGCCGGGATTTGTGGCGGATCCCTCTACTTGGGGATACTTAGAGATACGAGTAAATTCTACAAGAGCATCATCAATATACTGGTTTATTTCTGAATCTTTCCAGTGCCTGTTGTCTGTATCCTGTAATGCTGTCTCAACTCGCTCCCTTATTTGCTTTCGGTTCATTAATCTTGATCAAGGTCAATAACCTCGTGACGCTCTTTTGCATCTTCCAGATCTTCAAGTGAAACTCCCATTTCTTTGCCGGTTTTAGCCCACTTCTTGACAGCGAAGTTGAACCTTCGGTTTGATCGTGGGGTCATACCACTCATTAAATCTTTTTGGAAGTACTCGGTAGTGACTGCGTCATTCAGTACGTTAACATGAAGGAGTGATACTACCCTGTCCGTACCACGAGGAATGACTACTGTCTGCTCTCCGTGTGTAACTGGGACTGGCCCCATTTCGGTGTTGTCTCGTCCGTGATCAATATTGATGACACAGTAGCCTTCTGGAACGGGGTCACCTTTTTTCCATTCCTTGGCCATCTTCATGCCATTGGGTAAAATTATCCACTGGCCTTCACCAGCATCTTGATACCCTTTGTCCTTCTTACCGTGTTTGGGGATATGTTCACTTTTTCCTAGTAATCCGCCTGCTGTAGGCATAATAATCTCCTTTGTATGTTAATACCAGACGGGGTTAGCCCCCGCCCAGTAAATTAGCTAATAAATTAGCTCAGTGCTGCTTGAGTCCAAACAATGTTGGAATCAAAACGGTAGTTAACCCACCAGTATAAAGAACCGGCTGTTGGAACCCCAGTAGCAACCACGATAGTGGCAATAATTGGGACAACATATTCACCTGAACTTGAATACTCAGTGACGTTAGAATTAGCCACGGCCGCCGCAGATTTAGTCATGGCAGGCAGAATCATCTGTCCTTCCATGGAATTAGCGTTTATGACCATAGTGCCCGGCACTAGAGCATCCACATCCCATGCTGTACAAAAATCAGCAGCAGCTTGAGAAGATGATGAATCTGACTGACTTACCCCTACAGGGTGACCTGACTTGAGTGTGATTGCAGTAGAGTTTCCGGCAAAACGAACGCTTGACCGTACCTCAACAGAGTCAACTCTTGCTCCCATGGGGATGTATAAGCACCGAATGTAAGTGCCTGTTGCACTCAGATCCGAATATGTAACATTGTCATGCTTTGTGCTCTGGGAAGCATTGACAATTTTAGTTTTAATAGAGTCCATAGATAATCTCCTATTCTAGACAATTAGGGTATAGAAGCCCCTACACGGGGCTCCCACCCGTGCTAGAGACTTCAGTAATTACAATTATAAGTTAGTGGCAGTGCACTCAATGCGATACATCCACAAATCTTGCAGAATTATGCAAGAGTAAAAAGTATCCCATGCAACCGTACCACGCTGACCCAATGGATCGCCTGGCCCCGGCTTGGGCTGAACCACTTTGGAGCGGAGAGAATCCATACCTCCAAGCGTTGCACAACCGATAGCATCGGCGGCAAGTATGATGACAGGATAAACATCAGCATTACCGGATGATCCTGAAGTTCCGCTGGTTGAAACCATAAAGAGGCTACTTAAACTTGCCCCAGCGTCTGCAAAAGGAACAGCCTGAGTTGTGGTGATGAATCTAACACCACGAACTGAGCCGATCTCACCTTCGATTGCGTCGCCAGTCTCTGAGTACTTTTCAACTGGTACGAATCCGGTGATTGCCTCAAGATCCTGACGAAGGTCAGGGTGGCAAATACCGATGAATGACTCACGGATAGGCTCTGTAGCGATGCCTACTGCTGCCCGCAATTTCTTGCGGAGCTTAACAGCATCGTTACGCTCCAGTACCCTGACAGCTTTTTGAATAAGGCCATCGGATCCTGTTGGGGCCGCTGTGAGTTGAGATCCTGCTGTTGCAAGACCAATCGTAGTGTCAGTAGTTGCTCTGGAAGTTCCTCCAGAATAAGCTACTTGGGTTCCTGCACGGAAGGTCTTGTAGCTGAGAAAGTCAAGTGTCTCACCAGCTTGCGTGGCCTGCCGTTCTGAAATGACGTTGAGAACCGGATCATGCGAGGCTGCCAGCAGAACGTCTGTAGTGTTTACATACGAACCATACTGCTTCAGCGTATGCATGAGCGTGGTGTGCTCAAGCGAAGTGAAGTCCGGTGTTACGCCTTCCGCAATCGGGGAATCCACGATTGGGAATCTTTCGTAACGTCGGTGTCTGATTTCAAGTCCCTGTTTCTGGGGCTTAGTTTCTTTCTGTGCGAATTTCGCAAAAGTAAGAAGACGCTTCGCAATAGGAAGCATCTTTTTTTGAATAGTGAACGCATCGTTCTTACTCAGGTCACCATAGCTGGTTGCCTGCGTAATACTTCCCGTTCCTCCGTAAGCTGCCATAAATCAACTCCTAAAATGAAAATTAATAATCGAGGAGTGGCCAGTTATTCTTGCTCTGGTTCAGGGACTGAAGCCCATAACTCCTCGTCCGACATATTGTCGGGGTTCCGTTCAATTCTTGGTGCGGAGTTTGACATCAGGTTCGAGGCTGCTTTCCGTCTCGAACTCTGTTTCTTGGCTGGATCTTCTTTCTGCGCCTTTGGCTCTACCTCTTCCTTCTCTGGTTCGGGTCGCCATTTCTTGCCGGAATCTGTATTTTCCAGCCATAAATTCATTACTGACGCATGATCAGAAGCTGACGTGGATTCGGTCATCATCTTAGTAAGTGCAGGCGATGCTAAGACATAAGCTTGAAAATCGGAGTCTTTATCAATGTCCCGATAATCCTCTCCAACACTTTCTAACATCGACTTTTCGTGATTAGTTAAAAACTGCTGGTATGCTTGGTCTTGGTAGGCTTTTTCGAGTTGTTCAACTCTTTCGGACTCCTTGTTAATCGATGGAGTAACCTTCTGTAAAGCCTTTGCTACCTCATGCTGGACTAACTTCTTTGTTACTCCAGTAATCTCGCTGAATTCCTCCATTGTCGTGCGATCATCTTCATCAAAAAATGAACCCTCATCGCTTGGGTCTGGAGGTGTGTCCGGCTCTTTGTAGCCCTTCCTTAGTTTGTCGAGCTCCTTATCCTGCTCTAGAGAGCGAAGTCTAAGGTCATTAAGCTCTTCTCTGCTCCTTGCACTTTCTTCGTTTCGTTTATGAAACTCTCTTTCTAGGTCTTTGTACCTCTTCTCGTAGTTGTGAGCGGGTTCATCCTCATCTTCAGGATCTTCCTCTTCTGACTCGTCCTCGGTTTCAGCTTCAGCCTCGACTTCTTCTGTCTCTTCTTCAGCTTCTAAAGGAGGATCATCCTCATCTTCTACTTCTGGGGCACTTTCCCAGAGATCCTCATCCTCTTGGCCCGTGTCAACCTCTTCATCAGGTTGGGGGCTGTCTTTCTCTTCAGCCATATAACTCCGTATTAGCTCACCGCCAACAATGTCCCGTCATCGGATCGTTCTAGGTGTTGACCCCTGATAAATTATCGTGGAGGCCCATATTTTTCGACGTTGGAAGGGAAATTAAGGATCTCTTCCCACGCCCTCACTCTCCCAATGGAGATGTGGTGTTTAGCGATACTTTCCTGATCAAATAGGGTACCATTCACTATACGGTCTAATTCGTCAGATTTTCGCTTCTCAAATTCTTCTTTCAGTGCATTCCAGCCAGGATGTGTTAATAACATTGCCAGCAAGTCTGCACGAGACTCTGGACGCTGTGCCACTAAGCCTGCCCCTGTTCTACCATTCCCTCTTCAGGGATACCAGCCATTTGTCCCCCCATTTGCGCCTCTTGCTCTTGTTGTATCATCTGCTCCTGCGCTGCTATTTGC